CATTGTCGAAGACAGGCGTACCCGTCGGAATTTCAATACTGTACTGACCGACACCAAACGGAACAGTGTCATCCCACGCACTTGTGGGCGCTGCTTCCGTAGTTTCATCGCGACCAACGATAGTTACCGAAAAGGACAAAACACCTTCGTTGATGCTAAACCTGTAACCCGAAACAACGCAACCGGTGTAGCCGAACACCTGATTATTACGCACAGTAGTGATCGACATCGTCTTCACCGGAATAGCATCAGGCGTCGGAGTAAACGTATAAGTAAAGTCAGGCGCGACACCCGACTTTGCGATAGCAGTACGGGACGTGCACAAGAACATCGCTACGACATCCTCAAGCGCATCCATCTCAACTTCGCCACCGACACTAACGTTACCAGGAAGTGCCCAAACAGCGTCAGCAGTTTCACGAATCGGTCGACGAATGATCGGCTCACCCTGATATTGCATCGACTCAGAGTTAATCGGAACATACTTCGTGGGCTCAAGATACGTTCCGGAAGTGGTCTCAAGGGCGATGCCCAATAGACCACCAGCACCAATGCCCGGAGCCATTAGTTACCACCTTCCTTTGCAGCACGCGGCTGCCTGTCCAGAACCTTGATCGTGACACCCTTAGGAAGATTACCTTCCTTCAACTCAATCCCGCGACGACTCTTGAACTCCTTTGCCGCTGCAGCATCGAAGACCTGTGGCTTACCCTTCTTGAACACGCCCAGGCCATCGACAACGCAGTCGGCATCAGAGGTGACTTCGTAGCGCATCTCATGCCCCCAAACGTGTCTTGGAAGTGCCTTGCCAAACAATTCGTACCGCCTGGTACAGTGTACCTTCCTTAATGGAATATCCAGGATCAATGCTGACACAGTATCCATGGATTACAATTCCTTGGATATCTGTCGGCGGTAGTTGTAAACGTAAATGATTTTGGTCCAGGAAATTCACAATGCCCGAGGCAATTTGTTCCGACTGCTTTTTAGTGACACTGCCAGATTGAACTACTGCGTGATACAAGAGAATGTAGCATTCATGATTGTTGACAATCATCCCACCAGGACTAGCAGCACCAGCAAGTGGGCGCGTTGTAGGTCCAGCCTCAACACACAGCGTCGGTGTCGTAGGTAGACGATTCTGATCACCGTAGAAAAGACTGGCAGCGTCACCAATAAGCGCCGTCTTGTTTGCCTCAAGGATATCAAAGATACGCTGCGCGATCTCTTCTGGCCATTTCGCCTGACTCATCGCCTGACCACCAATCCAGCCCTCTCTGCCCGCTCCATGAGCCAATCGGCAAAGATTTCTTGGATGTCATCCAGATCCTCGTCTTGGAAGACAGCGAACGGGCGTGCAGGAATCTCGGCAGTAGCAGCAGGCGCCGCGCCATGTTGAAGAAGGCGCTTATCATGCAATTTGAAAGCCAGCTCGGTGACTTCCTTCTTATTCGCATCCGGCCCAAGAAGTTCCTTAGCCTTCTTCTCATAAGGCGCAAACCATTTACCAGCGTTAGTACCACTACCTTCAACGCCGCCTTGGTGTACCTTACCATACCAAATACGTTCAGGTAGATCACGAATTGTCGCCGTTGTTTGACCGATTGACCAAACCTTTAGAGTCGTAACACCTCGACGAAGTCTTCCCGTACGTACGAGAATTGGCCAAGCACTCTTACGCTGCTTAATAGTTGAAGCTGCAAGAGGTTCCCATGCAGGCCGCCCGCCGACAGTAAAATTCTTTCGAATCGATGGAATCATAACCTGCTGAACCGAGCGCTTCAAAGGCTCACGCATCGAGCGAATATCTATTCCGAATCGATCAATACGTTTAGCGACAATGCCCAGTGAGGGTCTGAATTCAAACGCTTCAATACTTTTGTCGAATCGTATCTTACTAATCGACGCAGCAATTTGAGAAGGAGTCAAGAAATCGCCCGCTGCCATTACTTAACCCCCTTTCAAATGACTGCGATTAAAAAATAGTGCCCATTGAGAACTTCGCCGGGCCGAGTGATGGATCATCAGCAGTAGGTGTTTGTGCGGACGAGATATCATTGGGATAGAACGAAGGTTGTCCACCTTCATCCTCACCAGGCAAAAGAATTTCACCATTCGAAATGCCTAGCATTAACGCCTCAGCGTTCGCATCAAGCCTTGCCGCGTAAGCATTGAGATCCTCATCTTCACTGTACTGACGATCAATTAACCAGGAAACATATTTCTTGGCAATAATCGTTTGTACGAGAGGAGGTGTGTTCGTATCGTCAGTCCAAGAAGAAACATCGACGCCGTATCCTTCAATACGACCTATCAATTCGGATTCGAGTTGGTCAAGCAGATTAGTGTCCAATGCTGCCAGCGCAGGACCCATCTTTGTGGGCTCACCCCACGCAGCTGCCTGTCCCAGTGTAATCCGTGACATTTCTCCTCCTTAGGTAAGGGGGCCAAACCCCATCCCCGTACGATTTGGCCCCCTCCCCCCGACTGTCAGGCGGCAGGCTTCTCCGAATCGTCCGAATTGTCAGCCCTCGACTTAGCCGACTCGGACTTCCGGGAGCCACTCTCTTCACGACGCTCCAGGACACCCGCGTCCCAAAGCGCCTTCATTTCATCCGCTGACAGCCCAGTCACCTTCTCGCCTGGCTGGAACCAGACGGTCTCGTGACGAACGTAAGTAGGATCATCGTCCTTACGGTGATCAATCCCGTGCTTGATACGCGACTTTGCGTAGAAAACGGCAGCCATATCAAGTCTCCTAGGTGAGCGTGTTCTTGATGAGGAAGCCAGCGACCTGAAGATCGTTGTCATCGACACCAGTCATCTTGACGTCGTAACGACGCCGTACACGAAGAACGTCCGACGCGCGCTTCTCCTCCCGCCACCGGTCAACGAACTGCTGACCCCAGCGGAACTCGTAGCCGTACGCAGGAATCCGAAGACCCGGACGATCCGGAACCCACGCCAGGATCACATCGTCACTCCAGATGTACTGCAGCGACTCGGCAACGCCGTAATTGGCCGCAGCGTTGTAACCGGCACCCGGAACAACCCACCGGCGAATCTGAGTCAGCGCACCCAGAAGCTCAGGCGTGAAGATCGCACGCTCCGAGTAACGGATTCGATCCAGGAACTTCGGGTGATCTTCCAGAGCCGACATGACCTGATAAGGAATGACACCGAGGTTCGGCTCCATGAAAATCTTGGAATGAACCGTGGTCTTCCCCAGTCGAATGTCAGCAATCGGGTCCGACTCAGTCGAAGCATACTGGTCAGAAGACCAGCAGTCCGTACCAGACAACGCGAGCGAATTATCGCCGTGGTAATTCGCAGCAGTAACAGCCAGATCACGCATGATGAGTTCACGGCCCAACATGATCTTCTCCGTCACCAGCTCCGTACCGTCACGGTCGGGACTCAGCGGCGAATCCGCATTCTCCCGCTCCTCATCCGTAACCGCGATCTGGAGTGCGTGCTCCTTCGCGTAGTACGGGTTCAGAGAGACCTGACGACCCGGAATCTCGTGCGCCTCAGTACCCGGCGCACGCTCATCACCCTGCTCAGGAAGCCAGTGCTCACGGCCGAACACGTAGTACTTGTCCGACTGCTTCTGGACACCCACGGCGGGGAAAAGCGCATCACCAACAAAGCCGTTGTTAGGCCAGCCGATGCTGATCTGAGTGAGGACCTTATCGATGTGGACGTTTCCGCCACCATTCGGGTTATAAACCGCCATTAGTACACCTCCCTCAGATATTAAGCCGCACGACCGGCGGGCACAAGCAGAACATCGATCCACTCACCCGCACCAGCAGCCGGTGAGAGAGCAACACCAAGAACACGCTGTGCGGTAGCTGCGGTAACCGCGCGACCGTCAGCAGCCGAAGTAACCTCAGCCATCAGCGCAATCGCCGCCGACGCCTCGACCTTAGTAATGCCGAGAATGCGAACATCCACCTGAACATTACCAGTAGCACTGTGTTCGGCATCCACGCGCTGCTGCACAACGCCGACCGAAAGCGCTCCAGCAGTATCCTGCTGCTTCACCGAGTTCTGATCAACGAGCTCCATGAAGCGGTAAATCGACTGAGCCGCACCCCCATTGGAGAGGACATAGCCCTTGTCAAGAACGTAGTTTGCCATTATTCCTCCCCTCAGATCCTAAAGGCGTACGAAGTGTCCTGATACTCAGTGAAGAGCTTCGGATCGTCAGCCATGACCTGAACCGCCGCGTCAGCGTACGTAAGGTTCTTGTCGGCTTCCATCAGCTTCTTGACACGAGTGTCCAGATCCTCGTCGAAGTTCTTGTCACCATTACGCTGCTGTCCGCGCGAGGTACCAATCTCGCCCAGCTGAACCGTGCCAACGCCTTCCTGAACCTTGCTCAGCATGTTGTGCACCAGCTCGTGCAGCTGAACAGGAAGAGCCGTGAGAAGCTTACGCGCCTCATCAAGAACCGCCGGGGCAACGACAGTGTTACCCGTCGAGTACTCGTTCAGCTTGATGTTGATCTGCTGAACCTTATTCGCCTGCTGCAGCTCGGACAGCATCTTGGCCTGGGCGACCTGCTGCTCCATCAACTGCTTCACGAGCGGGTTAGTCGCGGCGAGCTCTGACAGCTGCTTATCCGCTTCACCCTGAGTTGAACTTCCCGAACTTTCTCCCGTGGCACCCTCCACAGGGGCGTTGGGAGCGTCGTCATTGGTGGACGAACCAGCTTTACCAAGCTCTGCGGCCTTAGCGAGGACCTGCTCATCAGTAGCGTCCTCAGGCAGGCCGAGAGATGCACGCAGCTTCTTCGGATCCACGCCTTCCTCCTCTTCAGGATCATCTGCGAAACTGAGTTCGCTGAGATTGAGCGGCAACAGGTCCTTCAAGAAAGGCCTATTCGTAATACCGCCACCAAATAGAACATCCTGGTGCGTCTTCCCTGCAGCGTCAGTCCACTTGTCCTGAAACTCGGGTGAGAAGTACCTGTACGCACCTTCCTTGATCTTGGACAGCGCGGACTTAGTCCAGTCGACCAAAAGATAGAGCGCATCACCCTCTACCTTGGCGTCCTTGACCCATCCAGCTGCCTCGCGACCCTTCGTGGGATCCATCTTGTGATCGTAGTCGATATCAAGGTCGACGCCTCGAACTTTACTGCGTACACTCTCGGCAAAGCGCATCAGCCGGTCCGGCGTAAATTGCAGCTTACCGTGTCGCGGATGGTTGTACTCACCAACACGCATCGCCATCAGCCAGCTACGATTTTGTTCGTCAAGCTGGATGCTGCGCAGATCGGTGTAGTATCCAAAACGAATGGTCACGGTTATCACCCCCTTCCGGCTATTCCTATTATACTGAAGTCAAAAGAATTAAATCAAGTACGTCAAATGGTAAATTTTTGACAAATTGTTAGCCACCTGATTTATCACGTCCAGCGTTAGCTCTCGGCGTCGTTGCCTTAGGCTTTGCCTGCCGCGGAGGACCAGCCTTCGGAGGCTCAGGAGCATTCGGTTCGTTAGACTCTTCACCCGGAGCCTGCGGCGTTTGAGTCTCACGAAGCGTAGCCTCGTCGATAGGCGGCAAGTCCATTTCGCGTCGCAGGAACTTCTCCATCTCGTCATCCGGACGAATGAGGTTTGCACCAACGAAGTTCCGCAGCGTGAAGGACATCGTACGCATGTCTTCCCATTCACCGATTCGACGAGCGCGAAGCTTAGGCATCTTAACGCCGCGCCTGAAGTTGAGCTTCACCAGTTCAGGAATGATATGCGAGTTGAAAACGTCAACGATTAGCTCTGCAATGTATCGCGTAGCCTTGTAG